CGCGCTGGCCGCGGGTGACGCCATCCCGCAGAACGTCAAAGCCCAGGTCGAGCGCACGCTGGAAGCGTACAAAAAACGCATGTTCGCCGTCATGCGCAACAGCAATTTTGACATCGCGCTGGGCGAATTCCTGCATGACCTTGGCGTGGGTACCGCCTGCATGTGCATACAGCCCGGCGACGCGGCCAGCCCGGTCAACTATCAAGCCGTGTCGCCCTACCTTGTCCGCTTTGAGGAAGATCAGTTCGGGCGCCCCAGCAACGTGTACCGCAGTCTGCGCATCAAGGCGGAACTGATCGAGCAGACCTGGAAAGGCGCAAAACTCAACGACACCCTGCAGAACTGCATCAAGGACAAGCCGTACGAGGACGTAGAACTGATCGAGGCCACCACCAAAAACCTGGAAACCGGCCGCTGGGAATACACCGTGATTACCGAAAAGGGTGACCACGAAGTTTTCCACCGCACGCAAAAGTACAGCAATTGGGTGATCAGCCGCTATAGCAAGCTGGCCGGCGAAACCCTCGGTCGCGGCCCGGTGGTTAACGCCCTGCCCGACATCCGGACGCTGAACAAGGTCAAGGAACTGATCCTGAAAAACGCGGCCATCGCCGTGTCCGGCGTGTGGACCGGCATGGACGACGGCGTGTTGAACCCCAAGACCGTGCGCATCCAGCCGGGCGCCGTGATCGGCGTGGCCCGCAACGGCGGCCCGCAAGGCCCGAGCCTGCAGCCGCTCAAGACCGGCACCGACTTCAACGTGGCGCAACTGGTCGTTAACGACCTGGTGATGTCCATCAAGCGGATCATGCTGGACGAATCCCTGCCACCGGACACCGCCAGCGCCCGGTCAGCAACGGAAATCATCGAGCGCATGAAGGAACTGGCGCAGAACCTGGGCAGCGCCTTCGGCCGCCTGATCGACGAAGTGATGATCCCGGTTGTGGAAACCACCCTGCGCGTGCTGGACGAGCGCGGCGTGATTGAGTTCCCGCTGTCCGTGGACGGCCGCGAAGTCAAAGTCGTGCCGGTATCCCCGCTGGCCGCGGCGCAGCACATGGACGAAGTGGAATCGCTGATGAACTACGCGCAAATCTGCGCCATGATGGGTCCGGAAGGGCAGTCTGCGGTCAACTTCACCGAAGCCATCGACTGGCTGGGCGAAAAAATGGGGATCCCGGCGACCGTGCGCCATGAGCGCGACGAACGCGCCGCCAAGGTCAAGGAAATGCAGCAGGCCCAGCAGGAAGCGATGGCAACCCAAGTGGCGGCCGAAGCCGCGGTCAAGTCTGCCGGCAAAGGCCCGGCGCCGATGGCCGCCCCGATGGGAGCGCCGGCATGAGCGGCTGGGACGACCTCGACACCTACGCGCCGCCCGACGACGCCGCAGGGCAAGACCTGATCGACAAGCTATTCGTTGACGCGCTGAACAACCCCGCGGGGAAAAAGCTGCTGGGCTACTGGAAGGCGCGATACCTCGACCAGCCGGTTTGCACGCCAGGCGCAGGTGCAGACCACGGCTTTCACCGCGAAGGGCAAAACAGCCTGATCCGCGACGCCCTGCTGCGCCTTAAACGAGGAACGGAACCCCGAAAATGAGCGACACCACCACCACCGAAGCCGCGCCCCCCGCCGATACCGAACAACCCGCCGCGCCCGCCTCTGGCGGCCTGCTCGACAACGCCAGCCCGGTTGACGACAAGGCCGCGAAGCCCGAGGACAACCAAGGCGGCACCGGCAACCACCTGGCCGAGGATCCGACCGCCAAGGCGGCTGCGGCCGCGCAGGAAAAACGGGAGCGCCCCGACTGGCTGCCCGAAAAGTTTTGGGACAAGGACAAACGCGAACCCAAGCTGGACGCGATGGCCAAGTCCTACGCCGAACTGGAAAAAAACTTCAAGGCCGGCAAGCACAAAGCGCCGGACGGCGGCAAATACGTGCAGGACGTGTTCGGTGACAAGGTGCCGCAGGACGACCCGCTTGTTGCCAAGTACACCGAATGGGCGGCCAAGTACAGCCTGCCCCAAGCGGCCTACGATGAACTGGCGCAAACCGTGATCGAACTGTCCGGCGGCGCCCAGCAGGAAGTGCAGATCAACAAGCAGCAGGAAATGAAGGCGCTTGGCCCGCAGGCCGAAGCCATCATCAACAGCATGGTGGATTGGGCGCGGGGTTTCGTGCGCTCTGGCGTGTGGTCCAACGAGGACTTTGAGGAATTCAAGGTCATGGGCGGCACGGCCAACGGCATGCGGGCGCTGATGAAGCTGCGGGAATCGTACGAGGGCCGCGTGCCCCTGCGCGAAACCCTGCCCAGCGGCGATGCGCTGTCCCGCGAGGAATTGGACGCGATGGTTGGCGATCCGCGCTACCTGACCGACCCGGCGTTCCGCGCCAAAGTGACCGCCGGCTTTGAAAAACTGTACGGCAGCAAAGCCGCCTGAAAAAAATCCAATCCCCCCGCTTGACAACGCAATTGCGGGGGGATTAGAGTTCGCGCAGGACAACCGAGCAATCGGCCCTGGACGCCCGTAACCGGGCGGATTGGTCGCCCTAAGCGACAAGTACCGGCCCGGATCACTCCGGACAACCGTAACGAGACATTTTTCGTCAACGGTTCAAAGGAGTGATTCATGTCAATCGCACTTTCCAGCGCATACGTTGCGCAGTTTGACGCCGAGGTAAAGCAGGCGTACCAGGGCATGATGATGCTCAAAGGTACGGTCCGCACCCGTACCGGCGTCATCGGTTCCACCCATCGTTTCCCCAAGATCGGCCGCGGCGTCGCCAGCCTGCGGATCAACCAGTCGGACGTGACCCCGCTGAACGTCACGTATGACCAGGTGACCGCAACGCTGCAGGACTGGAATGCCTCGGAGTATTCCGACATTTTCATGCAGCAGAAGGTCAACTTCGACGAGCGCCGCGAACTGGTGCAAGTCGTTGCCAACGCCATCGGCCGGCGCTACGACCAACTGATCATCGACGCGATGGATGCGTCGGCCTCGCCCGAAGTCGTGACCAACGACACCGGCGGCACCGACTCCAACCTGAACGTCGCCAAGCTGCGCGAGGCGGCCCGCAAGCTGACCGCCAACAACGTGCCGGCGGACAACCGCCACATCCTGATCCACGCCAACAACCTGGAAGCCCTGCTGGGCGAAACCCAGGTGACCAGTTCCGATTTCAACACCATCAAGGCGCTGGTCATGGGCGAAATCAACACCTTCATGGGCTTCCGCTTCCATGTGATCGGCACCCGCGATGAAGGTGGCCTGCCGCTGGCGACCAACGACCGCACCTGCTTCGCCTGGCACATGAGCGCGGTCGGCATGGCGGAAGGCATTTCGCCGCGCACGACCATCGACTGGATCCCGGAAAAACGGTCGTTCCTGGTTTCGGCGGACTTCTCGGCTGGCGCTGTGACCATCGACGATGAAGCCGTCGTCGAAATCATCTGCCGCGAAGCCTAACCCACGACCTGACAAGGAGACAGAATCATGCCATTTGATCGTGCAGGTCTTACCCGCATCGGTGGCGGTAGCGGCGGCTCGTCCGGCGCACCGCAAGTCTGGACGTACCGTACGAACGATGCCCGCACTGTGGTGGACAACGCGGGCTACTTCGACAACGGCACGACCACCAACACCGGCATGCGCAATCACCTCCGGGTGGGCGACCTTATCATCCTGTTCTGCACGGCCGACACCGTGCCGACGCACGGGCTGGTGTTCGTCAACTCGGTGAGCGCAGCCGGCGTGATCGACGTGACCAACGCGACCGATCTGACGCCGACCGACACGGATTGATGTGACGCGGGGCAACCCGCAGCGGTACGCAGTAAGGCACGGAGGGGCTGCCCTGGTGGTGGGGTATGCCCCTTCGGTCTATCAAGACGTGGAGGCCGCCCGACGCCTGCGGCCAAACGCGATGATGCTGGGCGTCAAGTATTCGTGCGTGCTGTTCCCGGAGATCGAACACGTGTGGACGCAACACCTGGAACAAGCCAAAGACATTCGCGCCAAGGCCGGGCGCGGCATCGCCATTCACGGCCGCCCGAAAATGCACCAGTCCCGCCGCATTCGCTGGATCACCGCCGGCAAGGACTCCGACCTCGACTTTGCTTGGCCCGACCTGCACTGGATTTATGGCAGCAGCGGCTTCGGCGCCGCCCTGTGGGCGCGGCATGGCATGGGCTTTGACGACGTGATCCTGTGCGGCGTGCCGATGGAGCGCGGCGGCTACGTGGCCGACATTGCCGCGTTCAAGAAACCGCAGGCCGACCGCGGGCGGTCCTTTGCCCAGCCCGACGTATTGCAACGCTGGAAGGGGGTGATCCAGGGGTTCGCCGCGGACGGCCGGGCGGCTGGTATTACCAGCATGTCCGGCTGGACCCGCGAAGTGTTGGGGGCGCCATGCTGACCGTCATCTGCGTGCTGAAATCGGGCGGCATTTACGACGCCGAATGGGTGCGGAAACTGCGCGATGGCGTAGCGCGGCATTTGGGCCTGTCGCATCGTTTTGTTTGCCTGTCCGACATGGACGTGCCGTGCGAACGCATCGCGCTGCAACACGACTGGCCGGGCTGGTGGTCAAAGATCGAACTGTTCCGCCCCGGCGTGGTGACCGGCCCGACCCTGTACGTGGACTTGGACAACCTGCCGGTTGGCGACCTATCGCCGCTGACTGACTGCCCGCACGACTTTGCCATGCTGCGCAATTTCAACCGGCCCGAGTACGCCAGTTCCTGCGTCATGTGGTTCAAGGACAAAGCGCCCGCGCAGGTGTATGAAAAATTCGCCGCCGACCCGCAGGGCTGGATGACGTTTCATGTGAAACACCGGGACGGCCCGTATTTGGGCGACCAAGCGTTCATTTGGGACTGCTTTGACCGCAACGTGCCGTTCATCGAACTGCCGGCGCTGGCCGTCTGCTCATACAAAAAAGACTACCTGCGCCTGGGCCGCTTGCCCGATGGCGCGGCAATGGTGGCTTTCGGCGGCAGCATGAAGCCCAACACCGTCAACCACAAGTGGGTGCGGCAGGCATGGCAGTGAGCCTCAAAAAATGCGGGTACGAAAACAAGCCGCTGTTTCAGGTGGCGAAAAACGCCATTGCGGACGGCGGCGTGGTGGTTGACGTGGGCGCCGGCCTGCGCCCGCAGGCGCTGGTGACTGGCGAACGCCACATCTGCGTCGAGCCGCACGGCGAGTATGCCGACGCACTGGAAGCGGCTGGTTACACCGTGGTGCGCGACACCGCGGTGGCTGCTCTGGAAGCCATGCCTGCGGTGGACACCATCGTGGCGCTGGACGTGATCGAACACATGGACAAGGCCGAGGGGCTGCGCTTTCTGGATGTTGCCAAGCGCAAGGCAAAGCAGGTGGTCGTGTTTACCCCGCTGG